AACGTAATACTGTCAGCCGCACTTGAACTTACAGCATTCAATATATAAGAAGCAGTCTGTGAAGTAGTTACGTAGGATGCACTTTTACTTAAATCAGGAATAAAGGTAATTGAAGTTGCGGCACTTGACGTTTCTGAATAACTTGAACTAATTGCAAAAGAAGAACTTGCAACTGTCATTGAACTCGTTTGCGAGTTGGTTATGTAAGAACTTGTTACGTTAATTAAACTATTAACTTTATTATCATTGCTTGAGGTATAATCATTAAAACTTGAAGTCGTAACGTATCCAATTACCGGATATAAATTATCAACGTATGATGCTGTATTGGATAAATTAGGAATAAACGTAATACTGTCAGCCGCACTTGAACTTACAGCATTCAATATATAAGAAGCAGTCTGTGAAGTAGTTACGTAGGATGCACTTTTACTTAAATCAGGAATAAAGGTAATTGAAGTTGCGGCACTTGCTGTTAATGAATAACTACCAGATAATGTCAAATTGTTTCCAATGTTATCTTTTACTATGACCATACCACTCGAACTAATAGCAAATATTACCTTACTGTTATCACTCGCATTTGGAATTTGTTCGTTTAAATTTTTTTCTAATTCTATATAGCTTGGCATATGTTTATTTTATTCTATTACTCCACTTCCAACTACGCTTCCATAGTTAAAGAAATTACCTCCAATTTTTAATGTTCCGTCGACAATTATAGACCCACTATTTATTAAATCTCCTAGAACATAATAATTGGCATTTTCTTCTATTATAAATATACCGGAAGTGGTGATTAATAGGTCGGCAGGACTGAATATTGAATCGTTAGAATTAATTGTCGCAGTATCTGTTACTACATTTTGTAAAAAATAGGGTATAGCCGATGATGTAATCGATGATAATGGTAACATTATTAAATTATTACAACAATCCGTAGCCACCACCGAATTAGGCGAAACAATTAAGGGATATTCCTCAAATTTCCCAGCGGCAGTTCTACGTTGAAAAAACAAATCTTTTGCTTTTTGATATAAATTCATATTAAGAAAAACTTGAAATGGCTACTCTCTTCCAATGATCATTTGTAAAAATATAAAAATAATTATCATCATAAGAAACATCTCCTGATTGTCCCGTATTATTTATATTTTGCGGAGTTCCAACCAATCTTAAATATGGAAAATTTTGAACGGATGAATTTGAGGTCGTATTATTAGTCTGACCACTTACTCTTATTTTATTTAAAGTAGATACGATAGAATTTCCCGATGTTATGTCGGCAATTCCATCAACCACCGATACTGGTGCAGTAGGAATAATTTCATTCGAATCTTTATTGGGATATTGTTGATTTTTCCATTTACCTGAATTGGAATTATGCGTTTCAAAATTATAATCATCCCCAACAACTTCCAATCCCATTACTATCTTCTTAGGAGTTAATGATTTTTTAAAAGTAGATTCTTGTGAGTCCAATTTAGCCATTGTCTCTGGCAAAATATATCCATGAACAGTTAAATCAAATTCTGTCTTAACCATTCTATCATCACCCGATTGTAATTCGACAGTATGACCAAAAAATATCCCATCAACTTTAAATTTCAAACCTTCCCGATTTCCAAAATAATCTTTACTGGCAAATTGAAATAATTCAACTAATTTATTCATTTGTTCTACAAGTTCAGTCCAAATTATACACTTATAAGTCAATTTCATGTGACTTGGAAATGTTATGTTATACAATTCGTGGACCGGGGCGTTTTTTCCATTTAAAGTAGAAAATTTAGTATACCTATTTTTAGGAGAATGAGTTTGAATAACTGTTTCATTTAAATAACGATTAAAATGTATTCTTGCTTCGTCATCAATTGCTGAAACTCTTTTTATAATTATAGAGGGCAAAATTATACGTCCAGTGAAGTCTCTGAAAGCCGAATCACTCTTCATCGCTTTCCAAATCTCCGGACTTCCAAATGAGGTGTGGACTGTCTTAACCGATCCTCCATGAATTACTTCTGGCTTTAAATTATAAATGATATGATTTAAGATAACGGAATCAATATCAAGCAATGAAATCGATAAATTCTTTTGAGAATCTGTGTCACGCCGCACTTGTTCAGATCGATTTAATGCATTTGTATTAGGAATCATACATTATATAAATATAAGAACATATCCTTATAAATGGGAGAATTATACAATTCTAAATCATTAAGCCAGAACCCAACTTGCCGTTACAAATGATGTTAAGTTATAGAGAGACTCTGTTACTTGAAGACTTGCCGTGTAAGAACCGGCATCTAAGTATTCTAAGTCAGCATTCAACGAAGAAGTTGTTAAACTACCACTACCATAAGTCCAGAGATAAGTTAATGTCCCCGTTCCATTATAATTTGTAGTATTAGTAAAGGAAGCAATAGACGGAGCATCGGCTGATGAAGTTTCAAAAGTAAAGGCGGCATTTAAAGTAGGAACTATTCCAGTTATAGCACCAACTGATGATGACATTGAAGTAATTCCATATATACTTTCGCTTATTTCTAAGCTTACATTAAAGGAACCTGTTTGATAAGTATGAGTCGGATTAGCCAAAGAACTGGTTGTTCCATCACCAAATATCCATTTATAATTGAGGGAGTCACCCGAACCTGTTATTCTCGTTGAAGTATTGGTAAAGGTTACAATATAAGGAGCAACATAAGATGAAGTATTAACTGTAAAATGGGGGGTTATTGTTGGAGCAACTACCGTAACAGTATTAGATTTAGTCGATTTAAATCCCGTTGAACTTGTTTCATTTAAAGTAATTGTATAACTGCCTGTTTGAGTATAAGTAAGGGGCGGTGCCGTTACTAATGCACTTGTTAATGAGCCGGAACCATAACTCCAAAGAAAAGTATCATTATTAGGAGTATCTGTTAAATTAACAAATGTAACTAGTAATGGACCAACTCCGGTTGTTGGACTATAACTAAAATTACAATATTCAACATCTTCCCAATTATATCCACCACCAACACCTCCGGCTGGAGCATTACTATTAACAGCCATTGATTGCATAATGGCTTGATGTTCCATTACCATTCGGACGTAGAGAGCTTCTTCTTCGGCAACTTCCGTCCAATGCTTCTTCCGGGCGGGCTTTTGATATGCGTTGTATGGTTCAATTAAATACATACATATACATATAAGTAAATTTATGAATTATTGCAATGTAGGAGTTATTTTATCTCCTTTTTCTAAATTACCAATTGAAAACATGTCTCCATTTGATCTGGCTATTGCAGTAGTAGCCCATAATGGCTGTAAATTGGTATAATGACACGCTTTAAGAAACTCTTCTCTGTTTTCTAAGTTGAACGATGATAGAGGAATAATATGATCCAGATGCCAAACTTTACCGTAATTTTCCCAAGTCATTCCCGGTATAAATTTTCCAGCAATGTAATGGTTAAAATACTCGATGGAACATCCCAAATCTCGAACGGCTGACCCTGATTTTTGTTTATTTTTGATTGCTTCTCCAAGTCTAGTTCTTAGATTTGCTTTTATTCGAAATGTAGTATCATTTGCTCTTCGTATTTTCCGTTTATTGTTCAGTATGCTCTTATTTTTAATTCTATAGTTTCTAGAACATGAGTTTACAGCGTCCCTATTTTTTATTCGATATTCTTTATTTATTAAATCTATTTCAGTTTTATTCTTTAAATATCTTAACCTATTATATTCTTTCTGATAAGCATCCAATTTTTCTTTATGTTCCGACTTATATTGTTTGTTATACTCTGACTTATGATCTTTATTTTTTAATGCATATTCCCTCTTCTTTTGTTTCCCCTCATCACTATTGTATGTATTTCTATTATGTTCTCGTATTTTATCTCTATTATGTTTATTATATAAGTTATTTCGTTTATCTATCTCGGTTTTATTTTTTAAATATCTTAACCTATGATATTCCTTTTGATATTGTTTCTTTTTCTCTTCTTTTGAAATATCGGTTGAGACTTTCGGAACAGAGTCGTTCTCGATTTTTGTCGTAGAATCGTTTTTGTCTAATTCTACGGGCAAATTTAAGTTCTTCGGTGGTTCTGTTAAGTTTTTTTCTTCCCATAATGTAACGTCTTTCTCTTGGTTGTTGTTTAAATTATCATTCATATACTATATAAGTATAATGTCGAGATGTAAAACATCGAGAAATTGTAAATTATTTTTATTATTGCTGATCGATGAAGTGTAAGTCATTTACAGATAATCGACTATAGTGACTATTGCAGATTATACTAAAACTGTTAAGTGGTTGTCCACCAAGCAGTTGTTCTTGGCCCGAAACTTCATCAATCTGGAAAAGCCTAGAGTTAAAATCAATTAAATCTCCTTCAGTTAGATAAATATTTAATTCTTTTAAATCACTATATAAAAATTTAAATACGGTATTTTGTTTCTTATCGATAAAATCATCAGGCTCCGTTTTAAGATCGCCCCGATCTGCATAACAACAAGTTTTTTGTGGACGATGATACATTTTTTTAGATTTAGAACTGGCTTCCCCATATATATTTACATCAGTTAACTCCGGCACTATTCTATAAATAACTACTTCGGTCTGGATCATATTAAATAATAGCTCTTTATTAAAGCTATCAACAAGTCTCATGTCTCTAGGACTAAAATATCTTCCATTTGTCATTTTTAATTGTTTCTGGGATTTTCAACTAATTGATATGCTTGTGATTTGATTCTCTTAATGGCATAAATAGCAGTTGAAATGTTTTTATTTCCCTGTTCAAACGATTCGCATATATCAAGAATAGTATTTCCAATTTCAATTATGGTTGGCTCTGGCGGATCTACTGGATTTTCAGAATTTCCTCTATTATAATCAGACATTTCACCATCTTCTTTAATGGGTCGTGCATCTGGACATTTACACGTTCCGCCTAAAGATGCTAATACTTTTCCACAATGAATACATCTACTTTTATCTTTTACTCCTGCATATTTTGAGCCGGTATCTTGGTCTTCTTTAATAAATTTCTTATTATCAACATCATCCCGATAACCAAATTCTTCAGCAATAATCCTTGACTCTTCTAATGCTACTAGTTTGGCAGAATGAATATCTTTAATGAAACCGAATCCCATATTCTGAACTTTATTATAAGAAATTTCATCAACTCCTTCGCAGAATATTTTCTTCAAGCCATTATTCAATTGAATAACTTCATGAGTTTTAGGTTGCGTATTGACATTTTCAGTTAAGAGTTGAAAATTATTATTGCCAGTTTTTTTAAATAGTTGGTTCATATATAGTATAAATATAATTGAAAGTAAGGAATAAGTTAATTAAAATAAGTTGATCGTTTTGTGATTTATGTTTATACTTATATATTATGGGAAGAAAACGAATATATACAACTAAAGAAGAGATATTAGCCAATCGCCGGAAACGGTCATTGGATTACTATTACCGAAATCAAGAAAAATTAAAAAAGAAAAGAATGGAGAGATATTGGAATGAAACGACTAACAATTGAAGAAATATTGCTTCTTATAGAAAAGAATCCATTTAACTTTGGCCGAATGATAAGATCAAGACATCGTGAATTCTATGATTTCATCGACTCTAATTTTAAAGGAACTAGATTTCCGGAAAAATTATACCGATACATTAACATTGATAATAAGATTTTAGGAATATGTCCCGATTGTGGAGAGGATTGTAAATTCATACACATTAATAAAGGATTTTCGTATAGATGTTCGACTTTGTGCCATAATAGAGCGGCACAAAGGTCAAAGGAAGAAAAATCAATGGCAAAATATGGAGTCAAAAATATTTCTCAAGCACAGGAAATTAAAGATAAAAAGAAAGAAACTTGTTTATCTCACTTTGGAATTGATTGTAATTTGAAATTGGAATCTACCAAAGAACAAATTAGAAATACAAATCTAAAGAAATATGGGACGGAACATCCAAATCAATCACCAGAAATTATAAGACGTAATTTAGAAACATTATATGAGAGATTTTTTACAGATATTAGATATGACGAAGTAGTTCCTCTATTTACAAAAGAAGAATATCAAGGAGTTGAAATAGAACATAGATGGAAGTGTAAGTTATGTAATCACGAATTTAACAGTCACTTACAAGATGGGAGAATTCCCCGATGTTATAAATGTTACCCAACAAATATTTCTTTGGTTGAATTAGAATTTCTCGATTATATGAAAGTGCCGGAAGAATATCGGCAAAAATATGTAAGTGGATTTAAATTAGATGGTTACGAACCAATTAATAATACGGCAATAGAATTTCTTGGTGATTATTATCATGGAAATCTGTTAATATATCCAAGGGATAAACTCAATAAAACATGTGACGAAACTTTTGGAAAATTGTATGATGACTCCTTTAAAAAATTTGATAAGTTAACTTTACTAGGTTATAAAGTTAAATATATATGGGAACTTGATTGGAATAATTGGATTAAATCTGGAAAGTTAGGAGAATGTCCTATTAAAACCTATAAACTAAATTGTCCCATATGATATACGTGACCCATTGGGTTATAGTATAAGTATACAGGTAAGCATGAAAATACCGGAGTAAATCATGAGCGGACTATTTTTAAAAATATCAACTATTTGGGTGTTATATGCCGCCAGCTTTTCAGTTTGAGCGAATTTCCCTGCTTGTTCTAACATCAATTTTAATTCATCCATTAATAATGTTTTATCTTGTTGTGCGGCTGAAGCCAACTCATTTCCGTCAAGGGCAATCTCAGATCCCGGAATCGGAATTGTTGCGTATTTCTTTCTGATTGATCCTAATATTTCTTTACAATTAGCCAGAAAATACTTTCTTATCCACTGTCTTCCCGAAGCATTAATATCCGAATATTTATGGTTTTGATAAGGAATATCAGCAAAATCAGTTGCTAAATCAGAACCATTTCCAACCAATGCTCCACTTTCTAATTTATCTTTATCGGTTGTATATTCAACCCAACAATCATAATGGAAAGTAGGAATGGGAAATAATCGTAATTTATTATTAATAAGTTGGAATGAAAAGGCACTTTTTCGAACTAAATCATTAAATTGGATTGCTTGTCCACGAAGTAAGTCTTCGAATATCGGACACATTAAGAATTGGACTGCGGGGCTATATGCTCCGAAGCCCAATTCTGTCAAGACGTTAGAATAACTCATGCCAGTCATTGACATCGGATCATATATTCTCGCAAAGGCTGGTGGTCTATCATGAAATATCTTTTTAATTTCAATTCTATTACAATTTTCATGCTGGTTCCCAATTATCTCTTGTAAATCATAATCTTGTTGACCTGCCATAACAGGAACTCTAAATTTCTTCCAATCTATATTGCCACCTGAACCTATTTCTGAACCATAATCTCTCGCTAATATAGTTAATCGTTGTAGTCCGGTTGTGTTGGACAACTTCCCAGTTGCATTATTGCCCATTGAAGATTTAGTTTGCCCTTGAAGAGCCAACATATTATTAAGCATATTATACTCATTAACTTTAGCGTTGTAGGTATTACATGCCTCCTCGAATGCAGGATACATTTGTCGATCTGTTAGTTCTACTGAGACAGCATCATATCCAAGACTAAAACATGCCCATTTTGCAGCACCTATACAATCTTTTTGGAATTGGGAATCTCCATTATAAGATCCAAATACAGTTAGACTATCAACATCTAAACTACCGCTTCCCGGCCACCTTATCTGTTCATTGTCAATCATATTGGTTTATTTGGATTAAAAATTTTAAGTGGGAAAGGATGTTTTTTCGATTTCATCCATTGCACATAATCGGCTTCCCACATATAATAAATAGTATAATTTCTATCAAATAGCGATTTAAATTTTTTAATTGTATTATTATACAAATATCCATATGATTTGCCAGTTGTATTATTTAAGTCGGTAGGATTAAATTTAAGAGGATTACCATGCCAATAATCCCCTAAAAATTCAAATATTTTATTATCTTTAATTCCATCGGCCTTATATGGTTTAATATATTTCTGTCTATGTTCTATATCATCCGGAACTTTTAAAATGTCTAAAAATTTAGTTTCCGGCACAGATATACTAAACCTGCAATGTGGACATCCTCGCTTCAAGTTTAAATGTGCGTTTGGAGTTTTTAAAAAATCTCTACCACACTTTCTACATGTTATTATTCCTTTTATATGGGCGGTAATATATACGAATTTACCATAATCATATAATTCTCCATGTATTATTTTCGAATCTATTTCGAATTGTTCGAGTGATTTCCTAAATAAATTCCCTACTTTTAAACTTCCACATTCTGGACATCCATCCCCCATCAAATGGTTTCCGGGAAACTGTGGAAATTCCCCATGATCATGGCATATAATAATCCCATATGTTTTAGAATCTACATATATAAACTTAGAATAGTCATATTTATTATCATGAACTACATTAGCTTCAAGTATAAACTCTGCCAACGGCTTTCGTAATTTCAATCCCCGTCTTATAATTCCACATTCTCTACATCCTTGACCATACATATGTTTCTCTATGGATTGGATGAAATCACCATGTAAATGGCATTTAATTGATATTTTCTTATTAATATCATTTCCAATTAAATCTGGATATCCATATCGATTACCATGAACTTCATGAAATCTTCTCAATATTACTTCAAGTGTTAATTTTTTTGCCATTCCAGTATCTCTCCATTCTTTGTTTTTTCATTTTTTCTTGGTTTCTATAGTAATAATCAAGAAATCTTTTATTTCTTGCCAATCGTTGTTCTTCGGGTGTTTTGTATTTTAAATTTCTTCCCATATAATATAAGTATTATGTAATAACGGAAATGATATAACTTTAATCAACTTATTTTAATTTTAATTATTCCCTTGCGTTCCCTATATTTATAAGTTATACTATGCCAAACGATAAATTAACTTATAAATCCATTATGCTTGAAGCATTAGACGTGCCACCAGCTCATATTCAACAGCAATCAGGAGGACAATTTTCTTCAACGCTCATTAATTATATGAAACAGGTTGAAAATGGTGTAAAATCAGGATATAAACATGGAAAGTGGTATCCTTACTCTTCATATGAAGGGGGAAATGATACAATTGGATTTGGTCATAAATTAACAAAACAAGATGGTAATACGTTTAGTAATGGAATATCTGATAAGGATGCTGAAAAATTATTAATTAATGACTTGGAAATTGCTAAACAGATTGTATATCGTGACATTAAGGGTATGTTTAAAGTTCAAATTCCACAATTGGAAAAAGATAAAGAAGAAATGTTAATTGATTTTGCTTTTAATTTAGGTTCTCTTAAAAAATTTCCAAAATTTGTTCGAACCGTATTAACGAATGATTGGAAAACTGCTGCTAAGGAATATAAAAGAACGGCTACTTCTAAGGACGGTCATAGAACAGAATTAGGAAGAAATAAAATATTTTTTCAAACCTTTATTCAGCCACACCTAAAATGATAAAATTAAAATCATTATTATTAGAAATATTTGATACTCCGCCGAGTAGTATTACTATCAACGATGTTGAGCATAAACTGAATATGGCATATAGTAGATCCAATAAAATTCATTTGGATATTATATTAGATTGGTATTATAGTTCTGATCCCAAACAAGTTAGTGATATGAAAGACTATCTTGTAGTTTTAAATAAAGTCTTTACTCATTCTTTAGAGATTGTTAAAAATCTAAATATTCCTTTTGTTAGTATTCGTGATTTAAAGAATTATTTATTATCTCAAGAAGAATTTACCTATGATTTTGATTCCTTTTTTCCTATGCCGCTTTATGTTTCTTCTTCCTCGGAAGACGAAGCAACTGTTGGTATTATGGTTAGTAAGGACGGAAAAGTAATGGAAATTCATGAAGGAAATGATGAGGCAACGCCAGAAACAACAGCAATCGTCAATAAACTATTACATCCTTCCGGAAAACCAGTTAGAATTTATGGATGTCATGATACAAAACTAGTATTTGATATTGATGAAACGGGCTATCTTCCCAAAAATTTATTTGTCAGTCCAAAAAAAGAGGTGGCGTCAGGATATATGGATTTAAAAGGTGAACGTTCATTATTTACAGGAATAATTGATATTAATAATGTGGCACAAGATTCCGATATTGATTGGAAAACTTTAGAGAAAACAAAAATAGAAAAATTTCATTGGCTATGATAAAATTAAAATCATTATTATCAGAAAATATTAAAGGAAAATTAACGGTATATCACGGAACCCGTGCGCCCTTTAAAACTTTCAATATTAAAAATTCCACTCAAGGAATTATTTGGTTTACTTCTAATAAGGAAAAAATAATAAATGGAGAAGTTGGTGCCAATGGAAAGGGATATATTATAACGGCCAATGTAACTATCAATAACCCGGCTGGATGGAACGAATATGATAAATATAGTCTTGGAGAATTAAAACGAGATAATTATGATGGTGGAATATTACCAGATGGAAATGGTGGATTTGAGTGTTTTGTTTTTAGTAATAAACAAATTAAAATATTAGGAATAGAAAAAGATGACTTTAAACTTAAATTAGATGAAATGATAAGTAAACCAACATATTCTGCTGTATTATTAGATGACGAATCTAGAAATTTATTATTATCTACTTATCAATCCGATATTCCTGATGGCTGGAAAGTGATTTCACATCATATGACAATCAATTTTGGAAAATTAATGGATAAGACAGGAATTCCAGTCCAATTAAAAGTTGTGGCAATTGGAAAAGATGATAAAGCATTTGCCGTTAAAGTTGAAGGATATCATTCGGCCAATAAGATACCTCATATTACAATTGCTATAAATAATAAAAATGGTGCTAAAGCCGTCGATAGTAATTATATAATAGATTGGCAACCCGTAAATAATGAATTAACATTAACAGGAACAGTAGAAAATTTATGATAAAATTGAAAGAGTTACTATTAGAGAATAAGAGTATAATAAACGAATCAAGTGATGTCGATGGATTCAATCAAATAACTCAACGACTTCAACGTGAATGTGGAACGAATGATTTAATGTTTGGCCACTGTCAAACTTGGGCAGATGAAATTGTAAAAAGGTATCCAGAATACGAAAAAGTCGAGACATCGCTTTGGTCTGCACGAAATAAGAAAAACAAAACTCCATGTCATGTATTCTTATATAAAAATGGTTTATTTTATGATGCGGATAAACCATCAGGAGTAAAAGACCCAAGAAGTTTACCATTTTTTGGTGGGTATAAAGGAGCCATCGACTTTCATAAACAAGGTAAAGATAAGGCTGATACTATCCACTATTCATATGATTCAATGTCAAATAACATTATCAATGAAGATAGAAGTTCTAAATCTGTATCTTTAGGATGCTTAATGTGTTATGTCTGTGAAGAAGATACTAAAAAATTAAACGAATTAAACAATTTACTAATTCCAGAAGATATTTTGTATAAAAAAGATGGTGAGTTCGGTAGAGAGGGGGAGTGTCATGTCACATGTAAGTATGGGTTCACCAAGGACTTAACCAAAGAAGATATAATAAAATTAACATCGGATTTAAATATTTTCGAGATAATCTTGAAAAGTATTTCGACGTTTAAAAATGCTGAAGAAGGATTTGATGTTGTAAAATTTGATGTTGATTCCGATATAATTAATGAATTAAATAAAAAAGCATGCGAATTTCCCAATGAAGATAGTCATCCCAATTTTCATGCCCATCTCACATTAGGTTACGTGAATCCCGGCACATTTAAAAAAGAAAAAAAGAATTTAAATATAAAAGTTAAAATCGATGAAATAGTCTATTCTCCCATTGAAGGTGAAAAAATACATTTAAAATTAACAGATAAGAAAGAAAAATTAGATGAAGGAATCCGCTTAGATTTTTTAAATACTGAAATTCCCCGATTAGAAAAAGAATGGGAACGAATTGATAGTATGGGGGGACGAGAATTAGAACAACAAAGAATATCTAAATTATTACAACAATATAGACTTGAAAAGAAAAATTGGGATAATGTATATAAAGCAATAATGAAAGAGTCTATATATGACGGATATGAAGTTAATTTAAGAAACGAAACAAAATATGTTGAAGTATTTATTAATCCTTCCAGTAAAGAATTAAGAGAATGTATAGAACACGATCAATATGCTTTATTATTAACCGATAAAGATGCTTATGCTTGGAATCGAATGTTGGCCTATCATGAACAGATAAGAGTTAAAGATAAAATATTTAGAAATGCTGTTTCTTTATTAGTTTGGCAGGAAGGAAATTTTAATACGGTTTCGGTAATGGTAACTGATAATACTCGTGATACTACTTGGAATGAAAATCCCAATACAGAAAAATTTATAAGAAATCATCCTTTTTTTAAAGGAAAAACTATTAATGATATATTGTATTGGAATCAGGATATTGTTGGAGATTGGTCGAGTTTATTAAAAGAAGGATTGATAATGGAAGGAAAATTAGAAGAAACTGCTGAAGATTTTATAAAGCAAATTATAAAGGGAACTGAGTGGGATGGAATCGTTTATGCGTGTGGAGGATACGTAAGAGATCAAATTTCAGGTCGAGATGCTAAGGACTTGGATATAGTTGTCGATAAAGAAAATGGAGGAATATTATTTTCCAATTGGATTACTAAAAAAATTGGAAATTATAAAGAACATTCAAATCCAGTCACATTTGAAAAATTTGGAACTAGTAAATTCAATTTAAACGGAATAATTCATAATGGAATAAATTTAAATGGATTTGAGATTGAGGCCGTTATGCCTCGGTCTGAAAAATACACCGTTGGGTCTAGGCATCCTGAAGTTCAATCGACTACATTAAAAGGAGATGCGGAGAGGAGAGACATAACTTACAATTCACTATATAAAAATATATCTACTGGCAAAATATTAGATTTGACTGGGAAGGGGATAGAGGATTTAAAAAATGGAATAATAAGAACTCCGATAGACCCCGATAAAACTTTCAAAGATGACCCGCTCAGGCAACTAAGAATTGTAAGATTTTATGCAAAATATGGACATGAAATTCCGCTATACATAATAAAGTCATTAAAAAGAAATGCGGGCGAACTAAAAAATATATCAGCAGAAAGAATTCAATCGGAATTAAATAAAATGTTGGTTACTACTCGACCAGAAAAGGCATTAAAATTATTAAAGATAACAGGATTATTAGATTATATTATTCCTGAATTTAAGGCTACATATAAACTTGGCCAAAATCAATTTCATAAATCTGATGTATGGTTGCATTCTATAGAAGTAATGAAGAAAACTAAACCTGAATTATTAAATCGATGGGTTTCGCTTCTACATGATATTGGAAAAACGAAGACAAAAACAGTAGTTGATGGGGAAGTCCATTTTTATGCACATGAAAAAGTTGGAAGTGAAATGGCTAAAGAGATATTAACTAGATTAAAATATCCCACCGAGATTATTGATGCGGTAGTAATCGGAATTGCAAATCATATGCGACTAAAGCGTTCCGGTGATAATGGCGAAGTTGCAACTGATAAAACACTTAGAAAATTCACAGTTGACTTGGGAGATCATCTGGAAACAATGCTTGATGTTATGGAATCCGACAATGCATCGCACGAAGGAAGTCATACTATGCCAAATCAAATTCCGGGTATTAGAGCACGTATAGATAAATTAAGAAATACTATTCCGGCAAAAAATGCTAAATTGCCCGTAACAGGTGAAGACCTTAAAAATTTAGGACTCAAGCAAGGTCCTTTATTTAAGGAACTGTTAGATTTAGTTAAAGATCAGCAACTTGAAAATCCAAATACAAGTAAAGAGGAATATTTAGATTTGATTAAGGCACATCTATCTTCGAAATCTTAATATTTATAATAATATGATAAAACTTAAATCTTTATTAACTGAAGCCATCTTATTGGAAGGTAGAATAGAGGATTTTAACAAAAAATATGAAATGCTTCAACCTGAACTTCGAAGAAGAATTGTCTTAAATGACCCAAGTTCAAGTAAAAAATACATAGATTGGATAGGTAAAATTGCTAGTTTAGAACCAAATACAGACATTGAAGATTTATTAAAAGATGTTAATCAATTTGATAAATATCAATCTACTCTGGGTGATATTTACAAATTAAAATCGTATAATGACTTAAAACTTATATTGGCAAATCGTGTAAAAAGCAACAAGGAAAAAACACGGGAAGGGGCTAATATGATACTTGACAATGAAGAATTTCTGATTGTCGCTCCAACTACTCATGAGTCCTGTGCCTATTATGGAAATAATACAAAATGGTGTATTGTTGCCAGCGAAAAGTGGTGGAATAATTATTACTACAAAGAGACCATTATAATATTATTGGATAAGAGGGATGGTCAGAAATATGCTATCACGGGAAATTGTGATGGTGATTATACCGTTTATGAAAAAAATGACCATACTCTAGATTATAATAATATGATTGGCGATGGAGAATGTCAGTGGCCGGAATATGTTCAAGAAGCCATTGAAAATTATATGTCATCGGATGATCCCGATAGAAGAAAAGATAAATATTATGCCATGTTAATAGATGAATTTGTAAAAAATGAAGGAACCGATTCAATATGGGAGAAATATGTCGAGAATCTCAATAGCGAATATAATTTAGAAAAAAGTGCAAGTTCGCTGAATGATTTTAAAGTTATTGCTAATGGATATGGACTAGATGCCGACAAATTAGATGAATTGGCTAAATCATTTGTATGGGAACAAATATATAGTGGTGGCGACGTTGATGATTTAGGATATTTCTTTAAGAATAAAGACTTAAGAATTTCTTTAAATGATATGGGAAATGTCCCTAAGATCAAAGATACATTGGAACAGATCGATGTGGATTACGCTCATAATCGACAAGATATAGATAATGTATTAGAAATTTTACAACAAGCAATTCCACCTCAAGAATATACTCGTTTATATAATAATGACAATGTTGATGAAGAAATATATGATGCTATAACAAAATATAACACTATGTTGAATTCGAAACAGCAACAAACATTTGCCTCTTCAAAAGAATCCGTTCAAATCCGAAACATAAATGATATTATTATGGTATTGAAAAGGACGGGACATGAAAATGTTGCTGGATATTTAGAAACTTTAATCGGCATAAAAGAAAATAAAACGAGTCATATTAAGTTAAAAGATTTATTACTGCGAGAAACTTATATGGGTAATTGTGTTGATATTGGAAATGAAAGAAATGTTCCTATCTGTAATATATTTAGAGATGCCAATGAGTTATCACATGTCGTTAATCCTGATGGAGATAATTTTTTACAAGTTACATCAGAAAGATTTTATGCTGTAATTTCTATACAAGAAGTTCCGAAGAAAGCATTAAAAGGAAAATTGGAGTATTATAGAATTGCAACGGATAGTATTGGAAATGAGATGACTGATAAACAATGCGGCATATGGTGGATATATAATATAACTCAAGACATTCATTATTTTTTTCAACCTTCAGCAAATGAAAATAAATTATCGGAAGTGATGTATCCTAATATGGTCGGTATTCATGAATTATCCTTATTTTATGATAATGCCGGTCCCAATACTCAATCAGAAGTTGAAGATTTAATGGATAATGGAAAAACTGAAGCGGCATGGGATATTGTTAGAAACTTTTTAAGAACGATTGGTAAACTTACTCAATTGGAAGAGCATAAAGATATAAGAAATTATTTTTTAGATGAAAAGATGTTTCCCAAAGAATTTGACCGGCATAAATTAGGAACCTGTATGTCGGCTGCTGCAATGGCTACTGATTATTTATTATCAAAGGGGATTAAAAACTTTAGAATAATCGAAGGTTGGGTTTCTTTTGATGGTGAATATGAAATATTTAATAATTCACCACAAGGAAACGTGGCATCTCATACATGGATACAATTTGATAATGGAAGAATATTCGATCCAACCAAGAATCAATGGAAAACTTGGGGGTATAATCCAAAA